TGTCTGAAATCTTACCAGATTTCAGAACAATTTCAAGGTTTTGCTGGAATGTTTTTGATGAGTCGTTAAGTTGATTTGCAACGAATTCTTTTTTACTCAATCATCCCCCAACACTCAATAACCCCAGGAAAGGCCTCTGTGATTATATTAGCATGAAAGTCAAAGCTATCCGCACTTAAGATACTCAGTTTCTCTTGCTTTGAGATGTTGGGGCTACATTCCTTGGCCTTACGTAGATAGTGGCCCCCTAAAACATCAAATCCCATCTGAATAGAGGCGCTGGATAATAAGAGGTATCTGGCACTAATCTCCAGCCTGTCTTCCGAAAACTTTTTTATTTGGCGCTCAACCTCAGTAATATATCGAGCAAGCTCTTCTGCGTTTGGGTCTTTTTTGCTGCCATCAGAGAAGCTAGATAGTACGAAACTTTTGCCGTCTTGAAGTGGTATGATCATAATTTAAAATGGGATAGCGGTTCGTAACATTATAAAGTCTCGGCCAACATTTGGAACAAAGATTCCAGCAGAGCTGATGTGCTTATAGGCAACTCCGATAGATTTCTTGTCGTTGTCCCTAATCCCGATAGAAAAGTCTTCTGTAAACTGAATAGGACCGCCTAGATAAGAGTCAGTAGGGATTAGCACTCCAACCCCGATATAAAATTGGGCATAGAAATACCCCGGACTCACGTCAACCCCGACAGATTTGGCCAAATAGCCACCAGATTTTCTACCCATATCGCCTCTGGAGTCAAGCCATCCTAAAAACTCAGTCTTTTGTCTCAGTCCTAGAAATAATTCCTCAGAATAGCCTAGCTGGATAGCTCTGACTTCGGCCCGTTGGTCCTTGGCCGAGTTAAACGCTCCCACACCGATCTTAAATTCAGTCTCACTATCGGGTGTTTCAGCCAAAACTCTGAATGGGAATAGCGACATTAAAATAGCTAACCCAATGAAAACGTTAGTTTTTTTCATATTTCTTACACCAATCGCTGTGGCTGGCAAAACCATGTTTATCCTTACCGCACTCACATTTGATCGTGTCAAATAAAGACGCTGGAGGAGCATCTAGCTCAATGATTTCAATAGGTTGCGGCGTACTATGCGTGTAAATCTGCGATGCGTTGGGAGAATATTTAGCCCAGTAGCCGCCAAAGTCATCCCACATCCATTGATCACCATTGGCACCCCAATAAATTGTCCCGTCAGATGGGCGAGACCTCTTTGTGCCGTCTGGATAGTGTATTTGTCCATTGTTGTTCATAATCCCTCAGATAAAGACTTATGTGATACTATATGGTTAGCCTAAAACACTTCTAACCCTTCTATTGAATATACCCCGTTTTTATAAAAAAGTCAAATTTTAACCCAATTTTTGTAATCTTTAATGAAGGTAGCTCTGTTTTTACAATATAAGTATTTGATTTTAAGGATAAAATGTTAAATAAAGATATCAAATTTTCTGTTTCAGCTGACTTCGGTGAGTTCGATCGCCAAGTTGAAGCTATGCAGAAAAAAATGCAACAGATGAGTAGTCCGGCGAACTATCAGAAGAGCGCAAATGATTTGGCCGATAGAGCAAAGGCGGCTGGTATAGGCGGCGGAGCTTCTGCATCCGATAAGATGCGAGCCGATCAGCTAGAAAAGCAGAAAAATATTGAGACAGATAGATTTCTTAGGATGCAATTTGATCAGCATCAAAAAATCGGCAAGGTTATCGACAACGTTGCTAACCGTATGGCGGCATTAAGAGCTGATCAGTCCAAGCTGAACAAAGATACGGCAGAATATTTAAGAATCCAAGAACAAATAAATCGTTTGGGAGAAAATGCAAGTAGGCTTGAGGGCGCAAGAGCTGCAAAAGGCGCTTTTGTTGATTCGCAACTTCCTACTCCGCCTAGTGGATTCGTAACCTACACGGGTCCTGGTGGAAATGGCGGTGGAGGCGGGGGAATATTTGGTAATCTGGCCCCATCAGCAATAGCAGCTATGATCAGAAACGGGCTCAACAAGGCCAACATGTTTTCCTCTGACCTTCAGAGAAATCAAGCAAGTGTCGCTCAAAACACATATGGTCAATTAACAGGAAGCCTGTTCTCCGGGGCTCTTTCCAGGGACATGCTTTTCTCTAAAGAACGAGCCGAGTCTTTTCAACGAGCTGGAAGAGAGTCTACGCTAAGTAAGGCTATCGATGCGGGAATGTCGCTAGGGTCTATAGGATTAGGGCTAAGCGGTGCTGCGGTTTCTGGAGTAATGGGAACCGCGCTAGGTATGGGGCCGTTAGGCTGGACAGCGCTTGCTGCTGGTGGATTAGCATACGGCGCACATAGCCTATATAAGGGAATGAAGGGTGGATATGCGCAGGAGGCCGCTGCCAATGCGCAGGAATATCTCGCAAATGAAAAAGCTCTGAATCCACTTAAGACGATGGCAGCCGAAAAGCACTACGGCAGCATTATGCAGACAGTCGGCAATATGCGTCGATTGGGTCTAAGCGAGAATGATTATCGCGATATGCTTATTCGTGGAACTGGCCAAGGGTTTGGTGAAGAACAAACCTTAGGGATGATCAACGATATCGGCGCTGCTGGCGGATCTACACAGATGATGCGCCAAGGTGCCGCCTCAGCAAATATTTATGCAAAACAACAAGGACTAACAAATGCTGGTGGAATTTTAGGTAAGTTATCTTCGGGTATGGATTTTGCCAATTCAAACAATTCATTGCTCAAGATAATGTCTGAAGCTACCAGAATTGGTTTAGATAATTCCGACTACAGAGAAGAACAAAGAAAATTTGCCGCCGCTACAACCGAAGCTATTATGGCTAGTGGGGCAAGAACCGGAGACGCTGCTGGCGGAATTGCAGCTATGATGGCTAGTGGGGTTGCTGGAGCAGGAATAACCGGTGCTGGAATTGATGCTTCGGCTCAAGCTGTTCAAAAATTAATGAGTTTTGGAAGAGAGGGTGGCGGAATCAGAGGTGTTCTTGGCGCTCAGTTCATTGCCAAAAACGAAACCCTAGGTAAGCTCGGAGCAGAAGACAGAGCTTTAATTCAGACCACAGATGTTGAAAAACTTATCTCGGATGAAAATCTAATGGCAAGTTTTTCTCAAAAAACTGGCTCCAGTGTTGAAGATATTAAAAAATCCCTTTATGGACTTAGAACGTACAAGGCCGATCCAACCGGTAAGGTTGACAGGGCAGTGGCTGGATTAAAACAAAAAGGCTACAACACAATGGGTGTTCTTTCTCCAGACTTCCAAGAAAAATTAGATATTGAAGCAGCTGGTCTTAGAGGAACTTTCAATGCCTCTGGCCTCACAGATCCAAACGCGTCAATGGAAAGCTTTAGATCTACACTGGGAATTCTAACGGGCAAGGGCGGAACCGCAACTGGGGTTATGCCTAAAGACACTTCCGATAAAACGTCGGCTTCAGAAAAAGAAATCGAAGCAGCTGCTGCACAACAAAAGCAAACGCTTGAGATGGTCAAGGATATGGGAGCGGAATTTAGGAAGGCGGCTTCTGACGGTAAAGAATTTGCAATGTCTTTAGGTGCGGCTGTAAAAGAGCTGAAGACCGCTCTTGATAACAACGACACTAAGGCCGCCGATGCCGCTAGAACCAAGCTTGGTACTATGAACAAGACTTTAAATCAGGCTCAAGGCAGTCCAGGCATGGGCGCTGGATCAGGTCATTAACATATGGCATACATTTACCCAGTAAAAATTGGAGACGCAAAGGATGGGGACGAATCTCCCAGCATCTCCACTAGTCCATGCTGGGTACTTACTTTCTTGCGCTTTAAGAATAGAAACACTCTTAACCAAACGCAGGGCGGATTAGAGACAAGGGCTCCACTAGTTGTCGAAAACGATTGCGTAAACGTTTCGGTATCCACATCGAAATCGTCCCACACTCCAACAATGACAGCTCTACTCAGAAGTGGCGACGTAAACTACGTCACAGCACTTGCAACGGGCGATTTTGTAATTGTGAATATGCTTGATTTCCCAGACCACGCTAGGGATGTTGCTGATAGAGCCAAGACCTCTTCTTCGATCAATGGAATTAACGACGGCTTTAAGGGGCTGTTCAAAATACAATCGGTCAGAGCTGTTTATCAGAACGACCCACAAACCGGAACGAAGCAATTGTTTTTTCAAATACAAGGATTCGCCTTCACGGAGCTTAACAACACCATTTACTTTATTCCCAACCTAATTAACCCAACAGAGCTTGGCCCAGATCTTTATTTTTCAAAAATCGGCCTTAAGTATAACGAGATTATTGGCGGCAAAGGGAACGACAGAAACGTTCAAAGACTGATTAGAGATTTTACTAGTATATTTCTCGGTGGCGACCTAAGGAGAACAACCAGTAATCCCAAGGCGGGTAACTCTACACCGAATAGCGCATTTTTCATTCCAGACTCTACAGCTAGCTTAATGGGTGTAAAAACAACCAATAAGAACAAAACAAAGGGTAATTCTAATACAACCAGCAAAACCGTTGCCGATCTTTATGAGCTTCTTCTTGGTGTTCAACAATACCGCAGCGGAACCAATGTTTCAGCACAGATAGGTCTAAACCCAGTCATTAAGAGTAGTGTAGATAACTCAAACGAAACCCCAATTGCATGCCAAGGATTTGCCTACCCAGCTCCAGAGTTTTTCAATCAAGTAACAGTTTGGTCCATCCTTCAGAGATTCGTTAACTCACCAATTAATGAGCTTTACACTGCCTTTAGGGTTTCACCTAAAACTGGGAACGTTGTTCCAACCATCGTATTTAGGCAGATTCCATTTTCCAGTGAAAACTATAAGGGCACTTGCACTAGATTCCTATCCCTTCCTAGATGGAAAATAGACCCATCCTTGATCATAGATTTCAACCTAGGCAGGGATGAATCCGCAAGAATCAATTTTGTACAAGTTTTTGGGCGTCTTGACCCAGGCTTTTCCGGCGCATCAGAAGCATATGTCCAAACTAGTTTGTCTGAGCAATCGGCGGGTGGGAAAAACGTTGTGGCGGATAGTGAAGATATTAAAAGAAGCGGCCTTAGACCATACGTGATATCGTCCCAATTTGACGGTTTTGTTCAAGATAAGCAAACGTCTTATGGCCCACAGTGGGCTAAGCTTCTAGGAGACGCTGTTATCGGGGGTCACTTAAAGATGAATGGCTCCATCACCTGCATGGGTATTGTAGATCCTATCGTTCATGGTGACAACCTAGAGCTTAATGGTGTTGTATATCATATCGAATCGGTTTCACACTCATGCTCGATTTCCCCAAATGGAGATAAATCTTTCAGGACTACACTATCTCTTTCACACGGCGTTACCCTACAAGATGAGTATCCACAAATGAAGAATACAGCCATGGAAGATGAAAGAGCCGAAGACTGGAAGAATGAAAAACTTCTGGGCGGCGTATCTGACTCAGAAGATGTCAATAAGACTCCGCTTCAAGACGGTCAGATTAGAAGCTCACCATTCTCGGCCACTCGCTTTCCACCTATTAAGCCTAAGAGGAAAAAATAATGAACTTCTTAGACAATGGCTCCGTACTTCCATCAGGCCTTCTCTCCATTAACGACGCCGCCACCCTACAGGCTATGCAAAATACGTTTAACAATAAGTCCTTAAAAGCGGGGATTGTCGTTAAGTCTTATATGCCTGATGACCCAGAAAGTTTCTCTGGAATCATACCTGAGTATGATGTCCTTACCGTTGAGCAGAACGGAAACTTAGGTGTTTTCTCTAGAAACTACCGTCACTGCGTATCGTCTCAGGGACTTGGCTCTATCGCTGATTTCTTTGAATACACGCTTAGACAACAAACTAAGTCCGACAAGACAACCCAGGGGAAAGACTTTGCCAAGCAAGATGGCGCTATTGTCCTGCTTCTTTGCCTTGATGGTAACGAAGAGAAGGGTGTTATTGTGGGGTGCCTTAGGCATCCAGACAGGCCAACGAAGCTTACCGAAGATAACATCATGGCCGGTGAGTTCAATGGAGTATCCATCAATGTTAAGAAAGATGGAGCCGCAGAGGTCAATTTCAAAGGCGCTACTGACAACCAGGGCAAGGCGCTTGATGAGTCCTTAGGCAATACGACCGTTGGTATTGAAAAAGACGGCTCACTTCAGATCAAACATAAGACGATTACTCAAAGGCTAGATAAGCAGGGACTCTACTCCCTTACTAGCGATAAGGACCAAACAAACACCACTAAGGAATCTTTTTCGGTTTCTGCTGGCAAGTCGTTCCTGGCAAAGGCAGCCGATTCGATATCCATGGAAACAAAAGACGCCATTATGAAAATGTCTGGATCTTTAGGGGTTAATGCTCAAACGATTAAGATGCAGGGTGATACCGAGATCACACTCAAGACCCAGGCCTTCAAGGTCGAAGCGTCTGGCAATGCGAAGATCAGATCAAGCATGATTACATTGGACGGTCTCACGTTCGTTGGTGGATCTGGTGGGGTTCCCGTCCTTAAGCTTGGAACTATAATTTACGGCATCGGCGCACTGGGCGTTCCTGTCATTAGTCAGGGCATTTCAAACTTCTCAACTAAAACATTCGTGGTGTAATATGGAACCTTTTTGGATGATCGGATTTATGATGGGAGTTGTCGGGTGGATCTTTACTCCCCAATACTTTCGAGTTGACAAGGAGTTCTTAAAACAGGCAGTCATGTTCCTTATAGGTTTGATGGCAGTAAAGCTGGCCATTGCTTTTATGGCCAAGATCAATCCTATTCCGTTTCTACAAATGATTCCGGCCAAAAATCTATTCATGGTTTGGTGGGAAGACATGGCTTTTACGCTTCCTCTTCTTTGGATTAACAGCTTAGAGGGCGAATCACCATCTCTAACCAGAAAAATACTCTGTAGAGTGCCGATGTTGTTTATAGCCCTGACCTTTGGTATGGGGCACGCCTACCAGGGCGAACTTGCAATCTTGCTAACAGCCTTCACCATGCTTTTTGTGTTTTTTAGGTTCTCAAAGAAACACGGCATTTTAAGCATGGCCATTTTACACCTATTTTACGACATGTCCGTTTATATAGGGATGTTTATTCTATTGATGTTTGTGAAATGAAAAACGTAAAAGGTAAGATTCCCACTAAGACTAAGGAAGATTTTCAGCACGTAATGAACCAAGAAGGTGATAGGTACTATATTGCTGTTAATGGGAATCTGTTCTCGATAGAGGACAATGTTCTTTTTAGCAGGGACGAGACTGACAAATACGCCTTGGCGGTATATAGAAGCCTAAAGGAAGACATGGAGACCGCTAAGTCCGCCACGGAATATGATACTGCTTATCAGGATATGGTAAAAACCTACACCCTTAGGTTTAGGATTCACTAATGGCATTAACACAAGACGCTCGTATTTCGTTTTCAAAGAAGCAGATTTCAGCGCTGTCCGAAGCGGCTGCCATTGATGAATCTGTAGTTTCCCTAGCTCAGGAGCAAGCTCGCCTCTATGCCTTAGATCAAGGACACAAAGGGCTTTTTGATGGTGTTAATTCATTAATAAGTGGGTATCAGGGTGAGTTGGCTCACTATATCGGTATTGTTCGAACTACAATTTTAGAGCAAAACCTTGTGGATTCGGCCCAACTCCTTCCGGCCAATTATTTCTACCCACAGAATCCAACCTCACCACCGCCGTCTCTGACGCCCAATGTTTGGACCAAAACCAGACCCTATGCTAGAAACTTGGCCGTTGGAAAAACCTTTGCCGAGGTGTATCCAGCGCCCAGCGTTACGACCACACCCTCCTACTTAGCCGCTGCTACAAATTTGATCAACGTTTTTGTAGGAGCATATATCAACATAGCCAGAGCGACAGGGCTAAAGTGCGACACAAATCCACTTGACCCGCCAGTTACCGACCCAGCACTTCAGGCCGACGCAGCCGCAATCGTAACTGCCGTTCAGGATGTCGAAAACTCTCTGACAGTTTTACACGCAGCTATAACGGCTATACCCGAGACGGACCCCGCTAGGATAATTCAGATCAATAACACTCTTTTGGCTATAACCACAGCCCTGTCGACCATCAATCTATGGCAGTCCTACCCTAATTATTCGGCCTCCCCTGGTTTTGCTAACTGTGCCGCCTTTACCGCTTACAATCCAAACCTACTAGGCGCTTCAAGATTCAGGAATTCCGAACTAAATCCTTTGTCGTCAGCTTTAACCAACATTGCTGCCACCCTAGCCTCACGAGACACTTACGTACAAACACTTCTAGGTAACATAACCCAAAATCTAGGTGATGGCAGTGTGGTGGGGAGCGGTCTATATTTAACTAGGTGGAACTATATTGGCTTAAGAATCAATATTTTAGGCGGTAGCCTTATGGCCTATTATTCAGCCGCAAGGGGCGCAAATGCCCTTACCGAACAAAAGGACATAGTCTTATCAACTAAAGCACTTTATGACACCATCCTAGCCACAACCCGAGTTATTGCACCAACCAGTGGAACCCAATATATACAGGTAGCAGAGCCCGAAAAGTATTCCCCAGGGGACGCCATCTGGATTGTATCCGACACGCAGCCCGAAACTGTTGGAAGAATCGATATGATTATAGGAAATGCCCTGTTTATGGGGGCACCCATTCCGGCAAAATATCGAGATTTCGAACTAGCTAGGATTTACAAAGAACTTTAAAGGTCTTCATCAACGTCATCGGCGTTGAGTTCTTCGAAGAAATCTTCTTCCACTTCCTCTTTGTCACAGCCATATTCATCATCTTCATCTTTGGCCGCATCCTCTTCCTCATAGTCATAAGACTCTTCGGTTTCTTCAAAACGGGGGTTGTGACCGCAATTTACACAAAAACCATCGGTCCCAACCGTACTCTTGCGACACTTCTTACAGAAAAACTCATCAACTGCCATTTAATCGATCTCCTATGACTTATAGATATACCTGAACCAGATTTTTATGTCAAATCTTTTTTTTAGCCTTTAAAATCAATAGGTTATAAGTTATTATTAAAGTGTAATCTTTAAGGTAATGGCAAATAATGTGAATTCTATTTCGGGGAATGAGGGTGTAGAGGTTGTGCAGAGCATCTATACTGATTCTGGGACGCAAGATAGCGATAGGCCCGTTGACGGCACGTTCTTTCCACCTGTAACCATAGATCCAAAACGCTGGGATAAACTCTACCCCTACAGGTTAGTAGTTGTGGATGTTTCTGACAATTACAGCGTAGTCACTAAGAGCGGCGGAGTAGAAACAAGTGCCACCTCTGTTGGTCCGAACTCCTTTAGGATTGGAGTTACCCCCATATTCGATAAGTGGGAATATGTTCTTCCAATTACACCGCAGCAACTATCCATCTCCACTCCATTCGCCATAGCCACAACTGCAACGCTTCGCGGAATCGTAGAAGAGCATGGTGGGGTTAGATTTAAAATCATCAATATGTCCGGTACATTTGGTGGATGGCCCAACAGGCCGTCAGTGGGAAAAACACCAAAAAATCTAACTAGCGTAGAGACCCTTTTTTCTGGCACCATCTCAGCCGCTTCCAACGCATCTGCAACTATAGATAGAATCAAAAATCTGACCAACAACTTTTCTCAGGGAAATACCGGAGCGGCAGTTACTGGCCCTATGGCAAAATCTCCTGGACAATCAACATCCAACACCAACGACCTATATGCCACCGGATATTCGATGGCACTAATGATGGATCGATTTCTTGAGCAATACGCAGAACTCAAACGTACTCCGGGGGCTCGCAACTACGCCCTTGCGCTTGACATACCGAAGCAGAATCAAACATTCCTTGTTACCCCAATGTCTTTCAATTGGAACCAGTCGGTTGACGCTCCAACGCAAATAAGATTTTCTTTACAGCTTAAGGCGTGGAAGAGAATCAACCTAAGTTCTTCGGATGAGGCACTAACACCGTCCCTAACGAAACTAACCCCTAGCACACTTCAGCGCGTTATAAATGCTGTTCAAAATGCCCGTATTTTGGCTGGTCAAGCGCTAAATCTGATTAAAGCCGTTAGAAGTGATTTCCAAAAACCGCTAAATGTTATGAGAGAGACCGCACTGTTTATTAAACAAGCTGCTGGACTCCCCGCTACTGTAATCGATCTTCCTCGTCAGATCGTAGAAGACTACAGAACCAGCATTAAGGGGTCTATCAACATTGTTTCTTCGTCGCTAGTTCAAGCTACAACCTCTGCCAGCACCAGAGCTACGACCCAAAGCTTCGCAAGCACTTTCGCGCAAAACGAAGGACTTAGTGATGACGCCATTGCTTCCGGCCAACTAGGCAACTCCGCAAAACTTGCCACCCTTACAGACCCAACAAACAACATCTTCAAGAGCCCAGAGCAGAACTTTGAAATCTTCAACACTATCAATGTTAATCAACTCAATCTTAGCCCCGAACAAAAAGAGCGTGTGGAAAACGAATATCAAAGAATCAGCGAGATCACAGTAGACGACATTGTCCTGATGCGATCAGACATCGAAGATCTTGCGTCTAAGATTGCCAATGCGTTTGGAGCTGGAAGCGATGTTTTAAATCAGATCGAAAGAAAACCTCCTCCATACAATCGTCTTCAAAAAATGACGATCGATGAATATACCTTTCTAAAATCACTTTACGACCTTATTCAGTCTTACGACATCCTCACTGCGACACAAGAGATCGACAATGGAAGAATCGAAAGCTCGATGGAATATGTGAGCGGACTTGCCGATGCCGTATCGATGCCTTTCGATATTCCAACCTCCAAGATTCTTGCGCCGGTTCCTTTCGGACTATCTATTGAGCAAATCGCCGCTAGGTATCTTGGAGACCCACAAAAATGGGTTGAGATCGCAACACTGAATGCGCTTAAGTCCCCCTACATCGACGAATTGGGTTTTGAAAAGAACTTCCTTTCCAATGCTTCTGGACGCCTATTCAACATCGCCGATGCTCAAAATCTGTATATAAATCAAAAGGTTACACTTAGATCTGATGCTGTACCACCTCAGACGAGAAAGATCATAGATATTCAAAAGATCAATGATACTAACTACTTAGTCACTGTCGATGGTCTCGACAACCTAGACAACCTAACCGCCGCTCAAAACGCAAGACTGCTGGCTTATCTTCCATGTACCACAAACAGCCAAAATCAGATCTGGATTCCATCCGATCTACCTGTTGATGAGATCGATTCTAGAGCCATTCCGGCCCTAAGGGATGAAAAACTCGTCGGGCTATCTAAGGTTGACTGGCTATTAGACGACAGCGGCGACATCGCCCTAAACGCTTACGGAGATATCAGACTATCAGCTGGTATGACGAATATCATCCAGGCTCTTAAAATGAAATTCCTAGTTCCTAGAAATCGACTACTAATTCACCCAAATTATGGTGCTGGAGTGGAAGTTGGCGATTCCGGCCCCGATGTTGATGCTACTGGTATATATGAGCAAGTGCTTGAAACCCTCAAGTTGGACCCTAGGTTTGACGGTATCGTAAAGCTTGAAGTTGTGAGAAATGGTCCGACACTAACTCTGAACTTATCAGTTAAGTTAGCGAATGGAAAGGGAGTTTTCCCACTTTCTTTCAATATTGAGTAAAAAGTCACGTTTCCATAATAGCTTAATCTTTAACACATGGCACAGAACACACCTAATCCACAAAGTTTAGACCAAATCTTAGGCGACCTGCTTTCCGCCTACATGTCTAGGACTGGGATTAACGACATCAACACCGGCTCGGCCATCGTTTCCTTTTTTGAAGTCGTAGCCCTAGCTATTGCTCGCTCTACCGGCGACATGTTCCAAATCCTTCGCGACGTATCTGTTGACCGCGCTGAAGGTGAAGTATTACGCCGTATCGCCACCGACGAAGGTCTTCGTGAGCTTCCCGCTCGCGTAGCTTCGGGAACCGTAACCGTAACCGATTCAAGCTTCCTAAAAGTTGCAACTAAAATTTACGCCGGAGCAAAAGCCCCCAATATCGGCTCGGTACAAATCTTGGTTTCCGACGCATCGGCATTCACCCCTACCGGAAGTGTTTACATTGGACGTGGAACACCAAACATCGAGGGTCCCATTTCCTACACTTCGATCGTTCCTATCGGATCATACTTTCAAATAAACCTATCTACTCCTACTACAAAATTTCACAACATCAATGAGTCGGTGATTTTAGCCCAGGGTGGCGTCAGAAACATTGCCGTCTCAACATCGGTCAAGGCCCCGGCTTCTGGCACTGCGGCTGATATCATTTTCACTATCACTCAGGCCGCTGTCATTCTTGACGGTGAGGCATCTGTAACCAATGTCAAAGTGTCCGCTCAAGAACCGGGCTCGGTCGGTAACGTACCGATCGGTGGAATCAGAGAGTTTATATCTTCCCCATTCCCCAATGCAACCGTAATTAATGAATCCGCTTTCTCAACTGGTCGCGATTCTGAAACTGACGACCAACTAAGAATCAGAATTAAAAGAGCGCGACTATCCCGTGGACTGGGAACTGCACTTGCCGTTAAGAGTTCCGTTATTGGCGCTGCTCCATCTGACGAACAAGCAACCGTTGTTAGTGATGAACTTGTTCAGACCTCATCCGACACAGTAACTCTGTTTATTGATGACGGCACTGGATATGAAGCCAAAACCGCTGGCGTAGGGCTAGAATTCCTTATCGATAGCGCAATCGGCGGCGAGACACATTTTCAATTAGAGACAGGTGGAAGACAAACATCTGTAGCTAAGGCGTTTTTACTAAGCAACCTAAGCTCCCCATTCGACATCAGAGGAACGGATGCCCTTGCCGTTACTGTTGGTGGGATTACTGAAGAGCACACTTTTCAAGACAGTGATTTCGTAGCCCCAGGTGGCGCAACGTCTTATGAGATCGTAGCTTCTATTAACGCTAATAGCGCACTGAATTTTCAAGCGGCTACGTCTGAAAGTGGCGCTAAAATTACGATCACGGCTAAAGAAGAAAGCAATGAGTGGCTCAAGGTTGCAACTCCAACCGTTGGGAGAAATGCTGCTGACCTAGTTGGCTTCCCTTCTAACCGCGTAGATACTCTTAAGCTCTATAAGAACAAGAAGCCTCTATCTAAAGATGGAAACACAGCTTCTGTAATTTCGGAGCCACAGGCCTTATGGTCACCAACCATTGCCAATGGCGATACGCTTATTCTTTCTGTTGATGGAACGGCCAACATCACCTACACCTTTTTAGACAGTGACTTTGTAACCGAAGGATCACACTCCACGGTGGCCTCGACAAACACCCTCGAATCTTGGGTTAATGTTTTTAACGCAAAGTTGACTGGTATAACGGCAGCTATTATTAGCGACCAAATCACTCTCACCTCTAATCGTGACACATCGAACGCTGCAAAGATAACGATCGATGCTTCTTCTACGATCGTATCTAAGGGGATGTTCACTTCCAGCCAAGGATTGACGGCTGTAGGAACTGCATCGGATTACGATCTATCTAGAAACACCGCACAACTTAGGCTTAAAACCCCTCTTGTTATTGGCGATCAACTTACTGTTGGAACCAGCGAAGCACAGGGCATCGTTAATAGTGCCGCAATCTTAGGTGGCTCTTTAACACTATCATCTGACGCTCACATGTGGGTTCTAGCGAACGACACGGCTTCCTTGATCATCAATACTGGAGCCGTAGCAGCAACTCTTATCAGTGTGTCCAAGGTTGGTAGTAATACTCTCCGCTACACCAGCAATGCTCCTGGGGCTTTCTCAACCGTTCAGGCTGGAGACTACGCAATTGTTTGGTCGCAAGAGCTTAATGTTGCAAATAGAATAGACGGCAGAGTCAAGGCTTCGTCTGCGCTCTATTTCGAAGTAGAAGTTACTGCCGCAGAATACGCAGCCGCTGTCGCTGAAGCTTCGATAGCTTTAATTGATGGAATCGTGATTGTTAGAACTAAAAAAGTACCACAGAAACTTACTGTAGGGTTAGGCACTAAGAATATCAACACCATCGCTGAAGAGCTTAATGATCAGTCAAGAGATATTGAGTTCGACGTTATTAACGACGACATCATCAGAGCTAAGACCAAAACCGATTCTTCTACTGGGGAAGTTTTCATCCTTACCGCTGACCCATCTGGAAAGACCTTAAACTTTACAATCGGCGCAAGGGATTCTTCGAGAGATAGTCTGTTCGCTTACTATGAATCTCCTGTAGAGCAAGGGGACATGATCGAATTCGTTCACGGACTCGCAACTACCGACGCAAGTGCTGACCCAATCGCATCCCAGATCGCAAGCTTTGACTCTTCACTTTCTCTCTCCGCAGAAGGGATCGACCCATCTGGCGCTGTGGAATATCTAGATCGCTACGGCAGCGCAGAAGATGTTCAGCCAGCTTCCGAATATTCTATCTTAAAGAATTACCTTGGCAACACATTAGATATTGAATCAAACAATACGCTCAAGCGCGTTCGTATTAACGACCGCATGTTCATCTCATCCCCACTGGACTTTGGTCATGAGGACGACCTTGTTGTTGTTGTCGATAGCGATACCGCACAGACCTTTCAAATTCCTTTCTTCAGAAAAGTCGCAGCGAATTCCACCCTTCCTCCTAGCGCAACGGCGTTTAACGCTTACGACACTGATTTTGCCCCAACAGGCGCATTCACTACGTCGTTTCCTAATGGATTTGATTTTTCTAATTTCAAAATCCTAATGAGAGCCAAGAATGTTATTAACCCAGCCGGAGCAGTGCCAGAAGACGCCCTTCTTATTCGCTCAAAGCTTTGGGGCCGTAGCGGAGAAAAGGTTCGCCTCGGATACAGCTACCCAACCTCACCTAGCTCAGCCATTGACTACGTAATGACTCTAGATACAAATCTTGCGATAAAGATTTCCTTGAAGTCTGGCGTTACGATCCCCAATAGCTCCGACTCAACAACTGAGTGGAACATTACGATTACCCCTAATACTCCAGTAGCTGGAACAGACATGGTAACTTACACCTACAGCGGAACGGGAACTGCCCCTGTCCTTACCGGACTGTCTGGTGGAGAGTACGTCACTATCAGTAAGGACTCCGAGTTCAACGTAAATAACACCGGCACTTTCAAGGTTAGCTCTGTCGTAGGGTTTACTCCTACGGCAACCTCTTTCAGCGTACCACGTAAGAACGGCGCTGCCGTAGCTGAAACCGCTAAAGCAAACCTAGTTCCCAATGCTATTGTTTTCTTCAACTCTGACCCAACCACAGCGGCTGACATAAACACCTTCATCAATTCGAGCTTTGTTTCTAATTTTGTAGAGTCAACAATAGTTAACGACGGCGGAACCTCTGGTGCTGGAGTTATTTCTGAGTCCACTCTAGACAATACTGGATTCGTCACCGACACTATTCAGCTAGTAGACGGTATCAACTGGATAGACACTTCCACTATTTCTGGCTCGCCTCAGTTTACCCTTAAGAAGCCATTGTCCCTATCCACAGCCACTGGCTACGCCTTCAATGGCGGCGAAGAGCTTCGCTTTGTTCCAACTTCGATGGAAGCGCTCGTTAAATTTATCAATGAACTGACGGTCACCGGGTACACTACAGTAGCCAACTCCAAACTTGTCAAGCGTGGCAGGGCCATGGAGCTTTCCTCAAAAATAATTGGAAGCTCTGGGGCAATTCAGATTGTCGGCGGACTAGCCAATAAGTCCTCAACACCTGTTATCTCTGGATCTGTCGTAATCGACGATTCACTTATCCAAACCCCTATCGACTCTAGCGGAGTTATTTCGCTTCACGACGGCGAATGGGTTAAGGTTGCGGCAGCAAACAACCAGGCAAAAGAAACCAATTTCGAAACTGGCACCACGATTAAGATCGACACTTTTGTTCCGGCCTTTGGACAATCAACCATTAAGTTGGATGGAAGAACGGAAACCGATCGCTACTTCGGTCGCCCAAGAACGACCCCCTCTCCTAACGCAAGAACGTTTAAGGTAGAAAAACAGGGCATTTTCACCTGTATTAGCTGGGATGGAGTTTCAACCTCTCCTTACTTTTCTAAAGCAGCGAATTTTTATGTGGTTGCTCCGGCTACCATGGAAGTGGAAAAGATTTCCGCGACCAACGAGTCTAGATATACCGCTGTTACAGGCACCCTCAGCTTCCAAGAGATTTCAATTGGTGACTTCGTAACCGTAACCGGATCTAGATATTCTGAAAACGACGGTACTTTTAAGGTTACCGGTATCTCTCTAGACGGCAAAGGAATCAGGGTATTCAATCAAGCCGCTAAGAATGAATTCCTAGAAGGTAACTATACCATTGTTAATAACGGTACGATTTCTGGAAGCACTTTCACAGTAAACGGAACACCCTTGGTTGCCGGTGTAGACTTTGCTGTTGGCGCTACGGCTAGCGATACGGCCAACAATCTTTATGCCGCCATCAGCGTCCTTCCCAACGTAGAAACCTTTGTCGCTGCAAACCAAGTTTATGTTTCTTCTGACGCCGCCGGTACGCCACTAACTTTAGCGTACGCTGGCTCTGGTGGAACCGTCACGGCCCCAGCATATACGGCTTACACAGCCGCAACCTTCACCTCAACCATTGGGGTAAAAGAAGGCGACGAAGTATTTGTAGATGCCCCATTCGATGTTCTAAACCGTGGCAAGTTCAGGGTTGTTAGGGCTTATGGCGAGTCAATTTACTTTGTAAACGAAAGATCTATCGAAGAGGAAGTCACGGCGACCTCTCCAGTAGCTTCGTTTGGCGGAAACGCAACAACCGCATACGATATTACTCCAGCAAACGGACTGATGCGGGTTAAATGGGCTAGCGTAGGAAGCGAGCCTGACTTTGGACTACTCTATCGTGGTCAACAAATCACCATTGCTGCGCCCTTCAACGCTGCTAACCAAGGTCTCTTTACCATTATCAGGGCTGAAAGTAAGCGCCAAGAGATTACTCGCTTCACTATGCCAGCGGCTGCGGAGCTTTCTCCGGCAGATTATTTTGAATTCAACGCAGCCAATGATACTACTGAATACTATGTTTGGTTTAAAATTGCTGGCGTAGGTGTTGACCCGGCTATTGTCGGTAAGACTGGAATCCTAGTTAACGTAGCAGCTCTTGACAGCGCTATTCAGGTGGCAGACGCAGTTTTTGCGGCTATCGTTGGCAACACCGATATCGTAACTACCCAGTTAACAAATACCCTTACCGTTAAGACCGCATTGTCTGGCGACACAACTCCATCAACGGCTGGAAACATCACTGCTCCTAATTTTGAACTTGAGAGACTGCAAGATGGTAGCAATACGATTATAGAGGTCGTAAATCCATCGGCTGTTTCCGAGTCATCTGTTGTAGCAACCACCGCTCTTGTAGCAACAACCCCAGCACTTATCTTCTTTGACTACGAAGCTACGGTTACCGGTGACGCCTTTGTTGTCGCTACCGAATTCCTTGGAAGAACAAATAAGGGTATATGGAAGATTGTAAAGGTTAGAGCTGATGATACTGTTGTTGTTGAAGGCAACATGGCTTCAATTGAAGAAACCTCTATCTTTGGTAACGAGAATCAAGTTTTTGTTAAAGAAGAATACGCATATGTTGGATATAAGAAAATTGACTTTATTACTCTTGACCCAAGTAATATAAGCAGAGCCTATGCTTTCTTCAATACCGCTAGCCAAGCAAACAAGATCAATGAGCTTGGTGAAGCGCAGATCGAATCTGTTGCTAAGCTTAATTTCCCAACGACTGTTGTTCTTGGGGTTGATGGTTATAAATACCACACCGGCCTTATCGCAGAAGCAAATCGAATCGTCTATGGTGACTCACGAGACAACACCACATATCCAGGTGTTGCCGCAGCTGGAGCCGAAATCTTTATCCGCGAGCCTCTCGTTAGACGTATCAGCGTAGCTATCGACGTTAGACTTGAGACCGGAATCCCGTTCCTACAGATTGTAGAGCAGATCAGAACCAACGTTTCTTCGCTCGTTGACTCTAATCCAATCGGCGTTAGTATTGCGATCAGTGATATTGTTGAGATCGTAAATGCCATTCCGGGTGTTCGTGCCGTAGCGATTCGTTCACCACAATACGACCCAAGTAACGACCTTTTACGCCTAGGGCCATCGGAAAAAGCTAAAATAATTGATCCAAACGCATCTATCCTTGTTTCGAAGATAGGATAATATGTCGAGCAGTGACGAATACAAAAGGTTAAGGTCCTTCCTAAATCCAGCTATACGAGGCAAAAATACGACCTCTGTATTAGAAGCCCTTGCGTCTGTGACTGAGCCCAACCTTATCGACAATGTTAAGGCTGTGCATGATCAAGTCTATATCGCAACAGCTAGTGAACAATATCTAGATCAAAGATTGGCGGATTACAATCTATCTCGCCCACCAGAGGTTGGTCTATCTGATGATATATTCAGGCAGATCGGTATCGCCGTAATCAACAAGAAACAAATCAGATCGCTTATCAATACACTACTTTCGGCTATGTTCGGTGAGGAAGCAACACACGCTACTTCTAAAAGCTCCGAATTCGAGCCTTACAATCTAATTAGCGGAGATGAACTCAAGATCAGTTTTGATGGCGGAGAAGAGATTACTGTTATTTTTGACCCATCAGAATTTGCCAACATGGCAGCGGCTACGGCACAAGAAGTTGCTGACGCGATTACCAAGTCAATCAAGGAGCAGGGTAAGTCCGGTGGAGCTTTTGCACAGAACGATGGTTCTGGATTCTACGTTGCCCTAAAGTCACAAACTGAAGGTCCTCAGTCATCAGTTACGGTTACAGGCGGAAGGGCTCAAAACGAATTAAAATTTGCAACTTATCGCCCAGTAATTGGCTCAGCTACTACCGAGTGGACTATCACAAATATCGCTGGCTCTATCGCTAGGTTCACATGGACCAATGGACCAGACCCATCACTAGGTAAGGCGCACGTAGGAGATTACGTAAATATTTTTGGATCTAACTTCATTTCTAGCAATCGTGGTAGCTTCCCGGTATTGGCTATTCAGGGTGGATTGGTTGGCGATGCCTATTTTGAAATTGAGAACCCAAATGTAGTAGCTCAGACCGCTCTACAGGGTACTTCTGACGGCGTTTTATTTTTTAACCCCGCAAAGATAACCATCACGTCTAGCTTTAGATACGCTGCTATCTATCAGACAACCCCTAGGCTACTAGAAATTTTTATTCCAGCCACCACTAAGGTTGTAAGACGCGAGCGCATAGGCGCTGCACATCTTCATGATCCACTAGACCTACTTGATGACTCACTAGATCTTGGCCCGTATATTTTTGACACCGAGCAGCCTTTTGTTGTGTCCAGTATCGGGACAACGATTTCGTCTAATGTTGGTCCTGCAACTGGCAGAATCGTCCCCGTAATTGATTCGTCAGATTTCCCAGATGAATCGGGACATATTTTACTTGGATATGGAACTGAGCGCCAAGAAGGGCCAATTCCCTACATCGCTAGACCATCGTCAACGTCTTTACTGATTAATCCATCTTATATTTTAAGAAAAAACCACCCAGCAGGTGAAGATGTTTCTTTTATATCCCAAACAGCAGCTGCCGTGCCGTCTCCCGATGGAACTGATCACCAATTTTTTGTCACCAACTCTATTGCTGGCAGAATTTACGCTGAAGAATTAATCAACACTGTCGTTGCAACTGGAATTAACGTAGTAATTACCGTGATATATCCGGGAGATATCGGGCTTGGAAAGCACGGTACACAATATTCTGATAAATTTGACGTATGGGGGCCTGACACTGTATGACTTCAGTAGTTGTTTCCGGCGCATTAATAAAGCTATACGTAAATGAAACCGAATATCACGAGGTTGACCAGATTAGCTGGAATATCTCTTATTCGGAAGACCCTATTTACGGTATTGACTCCGTATTCCCGCAAGAAATTATGCCAAACCGCGTTTCGGTTAGCGGAACTATTACGGGAATGAGGGTTAAATATACTGGCGGATTACAAGGTAAGGGGGCGCTCCCTCTTATTACGGATATTCAGAAATCACCCTACATTTCTATTCGGGTAGCCGATAAGACCACGGGTGAAGACCTATTTTATATCCAAGAGGGCAAGGTCAATAGCCAAAGCACCAGTATTGCAGCTAAGGGAATTGCCAAGACATCCTTTAATTTCATTGGGATGGTCCCCATTGAAACCCTAGACCGTTTTAACGGCTCTACTCCTTAACTTCCTCAGACCACTTCTTACCAGCCGTCCTGTGGGGACAATTGGTACATTTACGGTAGTACCAAGTCTGGTCGATCTTGTTATATTTATAGATAACCAACGTCCCCTCATGACACTTAAAGCACTGCCGATCTGGCTTAAGTACGTCAAATGGTTGATTCTTAAGAGGTTTTTGTGTTTCAGGGGCTATATATTCTTGAACACAGTGAGGGCAATTCTCGGGTGGAGCTTCCTCAAGTCGATCGAGAAGCTTCCTTAATCTGTTAAGTTCCTGTTTTAATTGCTTATTTTCATGAGACACAATTTGAAGCTTAGTTCTTTCAGCATCGTTTCGGGGTGATCTGCCTTTAGCCACTTAGCACTCTCCTGACTGGATTCGCATTAAATAAGTATGCCTTATTTTGCTTCTTTTGTAAAGATTGATTTTCATGAGTCTGTAATCTTTAACGTATGGGATTGAGGTCTAAACTAGATGGCAAATAAAAGATCGTGGAACGTTATCGGTGGACAGCGCGTTGACACACAGCACATGCGTTCTATCGAATCGGCCATTCAAAACGATTACGATGAACTCCTAAAGACCGCCCTCATTGGTTCTGGCGACGGCTATATCGTTCGTGGCATGAGAATCAACATGACCAACGCCATTGGAGCATCGGCCAGTGCATTGCAGGTTCTTGTCGCTGATTCCGCAATTCTCCACCCTACTTCAGCCGTTGCCGGTACGTTTTATCTCTCTCCAACTACCGCTGCTCCTGAAATCTTAAACAGCACAATTAACGCGAATGTTCAAGGAAGTTTCACTCCCAATGCGATTAACTATATCGGGATTGAATATGAGCGCAATCCAGACGATACTACACAAGATACTGTTTATATTTGGGACCCGACATCTAAGACTGAAACTCAAAAAGTTTTACCAATCGCAAAAGTTTTAAAATATAAGTTTATCATCACGACTTCTATTTGGGCAGCCAATGTCCTTCCGCTTGCTAAAGTCACAACTGACTCTGTCAACAACGTAACTGATATTACAGATCAACGCGAGCTTCTCGGACGCTTAGGTAAGGCTGGGCGAAATACTCCAGACCCAACTTATGTTTATCCTTGGACCGAAGGTCGTGTTGAGGCTCCAGTAACCGCAACGAACAACTCCCAGAATCCTTTCGCTGGTGGAGATAAGCAAATTGGCTCCATCAAAGAGTGGATGGACACGATCATGTCCTCTCTTCTTGAGATCAAGGGAACCGTTAGCTGGTATTCACCACTAACATCTGGTTCACTCGAAACCCTCAGGATGGATCTTGGCAACACTATCATTACTGGAACCGGCACGATAACTCACGACGAGAACATCGACGGCAGAATGAATTGGTCAAGCGATGTTTTCCTTAAGGTAATAGGAAGTCGCCTTCAATATAAAATTTTAACAAACCCCGTCAGTACCGACATCACCCTTGCAGACAACCAGGTCGCCTATCTTACACTTGTTCGCGGCGTAGCGATCACCCCAAATCTTATTTGGACCAACTCAAGCGCTGTGGTTACCTCCGTTGGGGCCGTTGCTTGGACAGCCGGATTGACTTCTGGTGACTTCATAAAGAAATCTTCCGAAACAGACGCTCAATACTATCAAATTTTAAGCGTAGACAGTGCCTCTCAAGTTACGTTGACTGAAAACTTCGGCGGAACCTCTACTGGCCCAACAGGGACCAAGTCTAAATATTCCTGGGGTGTTTATCAAACTACGGCTGTTCCTACTACAAATCGCCACATTCGTGTTGCGGATAGAGAAGATGTTCCTGTAAGTGAAAATACCGTATGGTTATTTATACGGGAAGATAATGGCGGATTAGATCCTATTGTTTATTTCAAGCTTACAGGCGAAGAAATCGAGCAAGGCGAAGAGATCGATATTACCGATACCGTCTCTAAAAACATTATCCAATATATAGGCGCTACCGGACAAGCTCAAAGACTGCCTATTTATTCCATTAAATTGGGCGCTGTGGTAGCGCAAGTGCAAACAGCAACCGTTGGTGCTGGTGGAACGATTACTAGCGGCCAGTCGTTTAGAATAAATGCTGGTGAAAATACAGATAAGTTTCAAATTTGGTTTGATGTAAACACGGCTGGTGGGCTTGTTCCTCAGCCCGGAATGATTCCGGTTCAAGTCTCTATCCTCAATACGGACACGGCAATTCAGGTTGGGGCAGCACTGGCTTCAGCAATAAACGGTATTGCTGGAACCCCCTTTGCTGCTGTAGATAATCTAGATGGAACCGTTACGATAACCAACATTGTTCTTGGCGTAACAGCGGCACCAGCAAATATCGATGTTGGAGCGCCCTTCGCTTTAGCGGTAGATGTGGTTGGTACGGGCACCCCGAACAAGGTTGTTGCCGATGGCGACGATCTTACTCGCGGAATTAAGAAATTAGACGACGCCGTTGGCGATATCTTAGAGATCTTAGATGAGAGTGTCTACAACGAAACCCTATATTTTGTTGCAGTACCAGCCGCTGATAATGAATCCGCTCCGGTACTATCAGGAAACCAAGTAACTCTTCCCCCAAACACTAGGAACAACGGCGCTGGCGCTAAGTTTATTGTCGGCGCGGGTCGTTTGGAAGTGTTTTTAAATGGACAGAGAATTAATTTAGGTGAGGACTATTCTGAATTCGGAGTTACCGGAACCGAAAGCAATAAAATTACAGTATTGCAGGATATCAAACTAGATGACGAATTAATTTTTGTTATTAACCTATCCAATGGCTCTATCGAAACTGGCGGTGGAGGTGGTGGTGGAAGCTCTGCTGGACCAGTCGGTAGCGTACAGCTTTCTGACGGTTCGTCTGGTTTTACAGGAAACTCATCGCTATCTTGGGATGGAACCACATTAACATCTAACAGCTTAAAAACGATTCCAACTAGCGGCTCTATCGCTCTAAACGATAACCAAGTGGCTCCAGCAACAATTATTAGCTATGCAGCTGCCACAAGAAAATTCGCCATCATAGAGTATTCTATCGAGAGGGGAAGCACGTTGGAAGTTGGTCGTATGTTGGTTACCAGCAATGGAGCCCTCGTAGGATTCAACGTAGATAACGTGGATACTTCTCCCACCGGGATAGTCTTCACGGCCAACATCGTTTTGGGTAACGTAATTGTTCAATACACATCAACAAACACCGGTTCTTCTGGAACCTTCAAATATTCAGTAAGACACTGGAACTAAGGGGTAAAAATGTCTAGCATTATAAAGCACAGCGGCGCGATTAGAGTAGGTAAGTTTGCTACGGTGGATGCCCCACCAGCAGAAAAAGGGTTGATGTTTTTCGATACGACCCTCAATAAGTTTAGACAATCTGTAGATGGATCTACCTTCGTTGACGTTCCTGCTGGCTCCATCTCTGGAGTGATTTATGCAGATGGAAGCGTGGCTTTCACCGCTGACCAATCGATGGGGGGTTTTAAATTAACCAACCTAGCGGCACCTGTATCCAACGGAGACGCAGCCACAAAGCTCTATGTTGACACCTCTACTGGAACATCTATCGCAAAAGCGATTGTAGATGCTAAAGGTGATCTTATCGTAGCTACGGCAGCTGACACTGTAGCTAGGGTCGCTGTCGGAACAGATGGGCAGGTCTTAGTTGCAGACTCAACGCAGACGGCTGGCGTAAAATGGGATACTCCTACTACTGGCGCTGACACAGCTCTCAGTAATTTAACGACCACCTCTATCGCTCAATCTCTCGTTCCTTCTGCCGATAATACCGTAGATTTGGGAAATATCACTACGCGCTGGAGAGAGGTCTTCGCGGAGAAGGTTACGCTGGGACCCACAGTAGGGAGTCTGGATGCCAATGGGATTACCGTTCACGCTGCCGGAATAACTATCGACACTGGAGGTAATCTTACTGTCGACAGTACCGTATCCATTGATAGTACCGGAATAAACATGGGCAGTACAGGGATTACCTTGCTGTCAGACCCAGTCGGCGCTCAAGATGCAGCTACGAAAAATTATGTAGACACCACCGCAGTCCTTCTCGGTGGCAGCACAATGACTGGCAACCTCGCAATGGGTGGCAATTCGATTACCGGGATTGCCGATGGAGTTGCCGCTCAAGATGCAGTCAGTAAGTCCCAAATGGATACAGCTGATGGACTTAAAGTCAGTAAAACTGGCGACACCATGTCCGGCAACCTCGCAATGGGGAACAATCTCGTAACGGGACTTGCTGCTCCGGTTTCCGCTAACGATGCGGTCAATAAGGCCTACGCCGATGCACTCTCTGCGGGTTCAGTTTGGCTTGATCCTATTAACGACCCAGATCTGGTTGACGACTCGCTAAGTGCGCCTCCGGGCTCACCCGTTGTTGGTGATACCTACATCGTAGCTGCTACTGCCACAGGCGCTTGGACGGGACTCGAAGGGCGAGCAGTATTTTATGACGGCGCTAGCTGGGTTGATATCCTAGGTAGAGCCGTTATCGCTGGCGACCGTTTCGGTGTTAGCTTGGAAACACCTACAGCTGGTGCTGGCGGACTGTCCACCAAAGAAAACCAGATTGCGGAGATCGTCTCTCCAACACCTGGCTCTATCACTTACACATTTACCGCGCCGGTAACTGGTCAGGCCGTTTTCGTATTCAACACCGCCTCTACCCATTCTGGGCACCAGTATAACTACAACGGAACAGCATGGATTGAATTCGGCGGAGCAAGCGCAATCACTCCCGGCGTTGGTCTGTCGTTTTCTGGCAATGTATTGAACGTTAACCTTGGAGCGGGTGTCGCACAGCTTCCATCCGATGAAGTCGGTGTTGATGTTCACACCTCTGGCGGATTGTTCACCACTGTAGACAACAGCACGTCCAGCACACTAACCGGTGCTCAATTGGCAGTAAAACTAGATGGAGCTACACTCTCTAAAAGCTCTTCCGGTTTAAAAGTTGCTGCGCTTGGAATCACCAACTCTGAAGTTAGTGCTTCAGCCGCAATTGCTCAAAGCAAAATGGCCGCCCTCACGGCAAGCAGAGCGATGACGACCGACGCGTCCGGTTTCGCCTCTGCGTCTGCCGTAACGTCTACCGAGCTTGGATATCTCTCCGGCGTAACCTCTGCAATCCAGACACAACTGGGAAGCAAAGCAAATACCGATCTGAGCAACGTCGCGGGAACCGCTGTTAGTGCGGACCTTATTTTTGGAGTGGCCGTTGTTGGTAATGTTGGAACTAGAGATCACGGCCCAGGTGCTGGCAATACAGAACCCATGAGTGTTTTCTCTGGTTCTAACTCGTCAGGGACAAACGGCACAAGTTCTGGCAGTCTTTCCTTATATACAGGAAGCGCCAACGCTGGTGTCTCTGGAGACCTCATGCTCTATACTGGTGGGACCAATGGAGGGTTCACTAGCGGATCAGTAAGTATTATTTCTGGAGACAAGTCTGGAAGTGGAAATGGCTGGTCCGGTGGCGTAACCATCGCTACAGGAACGAAAGGGGCATCTGGCACCGGATCAACGGGAGATGTCAACATTACGACCGGAGATAATAGCTCATCTTCTAGCGGTAGCTCCGGGTCTGTTATTCTCAGTACCGGACAGGGTATTGGAGCACGTAACTCTGGTAGCATTCAAATCGTAACTGGCACGGCTGGCGGAACGAGAGGAAGCGTACAGATCGAGGGCTCCATTATTTCGATGCAAGCCGATGCGGATTTTAATAGCCTGAACAAGATCGTCAACCTTGTCGATCCTACCGCCGCACAAGACGGGGCTACGAAAAACTACGTAGATACGGGTGATGGCTTGAAGATTGATAAGTCACTCCTTACTGCCAAGGGCGCTCTTATTTCGGCCACCGCAGCGTCCACTCCAGCTGCTCTTGCTGTGGGAACAAACGGATATGTTCTTACCGCCGATTCTGCCGAGGCCACTGGTCTTAAATGGGCAGTTGCGGCAGGTACTGGAGCCAACACTACCCTCAGTAACCTTGGAACGACCGCAATCAATGCTGCTCTAACTCCAGACGGCGACAACACTCGCGATTTGGGTACGACGGCAGCCGGATGGAAAGACCTTCATCTGGCCGGTAAAGAGCTTCGCGGCGTTGGATCTAGCTTTGTTGAAGAAGAGTATATCCACTCAACAACCCTAACGGCTTCCCAAACCAATACGGTTCTCGCAGCCCTAAGCTTTGCCCATGCAACCTACGAAGGGATCGAGGTTACCTATAAGGTAAAAGAAGCAACCACCAACGCTGTCCGTATTGGTAAGCTAAGTATCGTAACGAACGGTACTGATATCTCTGTCGTTGATTCTTTCAATGAGACAGCCGATGTCGGAGTTACCTGGAGTGCGGTAGTAAACGGTGCGAATATCGACGTAAGATATTCCACCACTGCAAATGCGAAAACGCTGAGATCTGACATTAAGCGCTTCAAGGCTTAATAGTTAATCAAATCAAATACTTAAGCCCCAATCATTAACTTGGTTGGGGCTTTTGTTCGTTTTGAGCCAATACTAATCTTTAATAAAAGACGTAAGGTTCGGATAAATTGGAGGAAACTTACCGTGGCAAGAGAAACATATAAATTTAGATCTGGCATTACACTTCCGCCAGTAAACCCCTCAACTCTCACCAACCCAAGTGAGGGGGATCTTGTCATTGACTCTACCGACAGTAATAAACTTAAAAAATATACGAGCGGATCTTGGGTCGCTGTAGGTGGCTCTACCTCTATGGTGGGTATTAACTACATCACTAACAATAACTTTGAGGTTAATGTTAATGGGTATGCTACCTACGCTGACGCCGCGAGTGCCATTCCGGTCGACGGCAGCACGGGGGGTTCTCCTACTGTTACCTTCGTTAGGTCCGTCTCCTCCCCTCTAGTTGGAACTGCTAGCGGTCTCTTTACTAAAGACGCTGTGAATCGTCAAGGCGAAGGGTTCAGTTACGATTTTACGATTGACTCCGCTTACCAGGCAAAGCCTTGCACTATCTCGTTCTTGTATAAGGTAGCATCCGGAACTTACGCCGATAATGACATGACCGTCTGGATCTATGACGTGACGAATGCTGTACTTATTCAGCCTAGTGCGTACCAGATTAAGAACGCAACGGGTGCTGAGATGCAGAAGTGCGAGTTTCAAACCGCTTCTAACTCTACGTCTTACCGCTTGATCGTCCATGTCGCTTCTACTTCGGCAAGTGCCTACACGGTTGGGTTCGATCAATTCTCGGTTAGCCCAAATACTTACACTATGGGCTCTATTCGCCCACCAGTGGGTACAATCGTTCAAACGTCATCTGTTACGCCCGATGCTGGTTTCCTATACTGTGATGGCACTGCGGTTTCCAGAACGACCTATGCAACCTTATTTGCAAAGATCGGCGTAGCTTACGGTTACGGCGATAACTCAACTACGTTTAACCTACCTGACTTCCGTGGCCGCTTCCTGCGCGGTGTAACTACTGACGCCGCTCGTGACCCTGACTACGCATCCCGAACTGCCATGAATACTGGCGGTAACACTGGTGGGAATGTCGGAAGTTTGCAAGGCGATGCTTTTGCAAGCCATAGCCATACACTCGGTTCTGGCGCAAATGCGGGGATTGGTGGTCCCTATGTAATAGGCTCCAGCCCTTATACCTCAACTAACGCCACTGGCGGCTCTGAAACCCGACCTAAGAACGCTAACGTAGCTTTCCACATTTGCTATGACGCTGGCTCTGTCCAGATGTCGAGTGAGACGGATACTAGGGTTGTTTCGATGGACGCCGTTAAGAGCGGCGGAAGCGTTACAGGCAGTACGATTATCCCGACATGGACTGTAGTTAATAAGGATTCCCACGGTGCCTTTAATGCGACTACTGGAATTTATACTATTCCTGTTGCTGGTGATTATGAAGTTTCAGGTCTGATTAACCTAACAACGAGTGCCTCTTGGCAGCTTGGTGTAATTAAAAACGGGACCGCTGTTTATTACGGCCCCGCAATTCCCGGTTATGTGAACGCAACTGTTGAACGGCTTCTCACTAATCTAGTGGCCGGGGATCAAATCGCTCTCTGGAACTCTGGAAGCGGTACTGTCCTTACTGCAACTAGTCCATATTCGACAAGCTTCAGTATTCGCCGCATCTCCGGCCCAGCGCAGATTGCGGCGAGTGAGAAAATTTATGCAAATTATCATAGGTCGGCTGATGTATCTACGACTGCACTAAATCAGATCAATTTCGACGTTAAGGACATTGACACTCACGGAGCAGTTACCACTGGAACTAGTGCTTGGAAATTCACCGCTCCTAGACCCGGAGTGTACGACTATAATGTGGTTCTCCTTGCCAATGGAGTAACTACTGAGTGGCGATTGTATAAGAACGGAGCGGTAGACCGTTTCTGTAACATATCTAGCGCAACTAACAACAGTCTGGGCTTCTCTGGATTTATTCAGCTAAACGCTGGGGACTATATAGACTTCAGACCTTCGGCTACGGGTACAACTTACGGCGGAAGTGGTACAACCAACTATTCTCAAGTCTACATATCCAGTCAATAAGGACCACACGATGACCAACTCAAAACACATAGAGGCAATGGGATGAGCCCTGAGACGACGGATAGCACAGACGGTAACTTTGGGACCATTCTCGTTCCTCTGCTTAAAGGGGAATATATCGATGTCAGAGTGGTAAACTCTCAAACAGTTGGGGCAGATGCACTAAACAACATCTCTATTTATGAAGTAGGCGAATACTAATGGCAACAAAAATAAAAAGCAGACAAATTGAACACAAGCTCCTTTTGCAGCAATTGGGGCTCCCAGCCGATGCTACTTTAGATCAGATTATCGATAAGGCTAATTCCGAATTCGACTATCCGTTACGCCCTAAGGCCGCCCCTGTTCCCGACGCTTCCTTATATTTCTCCAACGCTGAACTTGATGCCGCTGATGAATCCAAAAAGGTTCTCGGAGCAATTAAGAAACAAGTCTTTACGGCCCCAGCTGGTCTTTCTATTGATTTCCAAGCTAGAACCGTGTCTAACGCACTCTATTTTGATGTAACCTTCCCAGCCTCTACGGTTGGAAGATATCGCCGCGCAGCATTGTTTTTCACTAAAGACGGCAAAATCAAGGTTGTTTTCTCAGCCGAAGCCCTTACTCAAAACGCCCTGGTCAATGCTGGTCAATTAATCCCTAATGGGGTCATTCCGCTAGGCTACACAGACCTTCTTTGCACCAACGCACTGGGCTCTTTTAAATCAGCTACAGCCGCTTCCAATGTCATTGAGCCACAAGATGTTCTTCGCTTCTCCCCAGGCGCTGGCGGAACGGGCGGAGCTGGTACTACTTTTGATGTCGATCAGGTAGCACACGGCTTTACTGTCCTAACCCCCATCTACTTCGATGGCTCTATTTGGCAGAAAGCCCTGTCTTCTGACTCTGAAAAATTAGCGCAGTATATTGTGGTCGAAGTTACCAACGTAGATCAGTTTACAGCCGCTAATTTTGGTGTGTTTGAAATCGCAAATGCTTTGACTGTAGGGAATTACTACTATACAGACCCTGTCACTGCTGGAGCAATTACAGACGTTGAGCCTCTTTATGGCTTTAGTAATCCAGTGTTGTTCGTTGAATCTGCCACTATCATTCACGCTATGTGTCATCGTCCATCAGCTATTGGAGATGGAACCGTATCAGATTCCGACATCGGCGCTATCATGGCCTTCCCAACCACTACTGCTCCAACCGGATATATTTTCTGCGATGGTAGAGAAGTGTCTAGGGTAACCTATGCTGACCTGTTCGGTAAAATTGGTGTCAAGTATGGTTCTGGAGATGGAAGCACAACCTATAACGTACCTGATCTAAGAGGATACTTCTTACGCGGCGATGTCGGCGTAGTCGGTGGAACCTTCTTACCTGCTGATGTCAACACAGGTGTCGAGACAATCACGATTGCAGGTCATTCGATTAGACATTCTGGTTTCAAGCTTCAGTTTACGACAACCGGAACGCTTCCTGCTGGACTATCTTTAAGCACAGACTATTACGCTATCGTTATCGACGCCAACACCTTCAAAGTAGCTACTTCATTAGCGAACGCTTTAGCCGGTACTGCCGTAAATATCACTGGTGCTGGTAGCGGAGTACACACCGCTGTTCAATGGGAAGACCCAGACTACGCTGGTCGGTTTACTAGAACTATTGGTGGGCAAAATACGTTTCAAAATGATGAATTCCAGAGCCACCTTCACGCTCCATTAAGTGGCGGTTCCTTTGCTATGTTCCAAAGTGGTACAAGCACCGC